GCCATTTGCTTTGTAATCACACTATCCACGCAAGCTTTATGGAAATCGTTGAGGGACTCCAACTCCTGGTGCTCTAAGTTAGCATTCGTCAAACCATGACTTTCTGCACACACAGGCAATCTCCCTTTCTCAGCAATAGAAAATTTATTTACGTTCACCTCTTCGGATGTCGGTTCAAGACATACCACGGCCTCAGACGCCGTGCTTTTAAGAGCCTTAGCCACATTCTCCTCGGTTGGCTTATCAAAAGTAAGAGTCAAACCGCTTCTATTCTCGGCCACTGCAACGATTACTCGCGCTGCCACATCAGGACTAACATCTAAAGCCTTGCACATGTCTTTGAACTTCGCGATATCGAAATTATCAGCACCCTTAAGGATAGATAATTCTGACAACGCGTCGTACATTTGCTCAGCTTCTTCTAAGTCCTTCTTGATATCTAGATGCGGTAACTCCTCAGACTTGGTGTATTCAGCTACGAACCTGTCTTTCCATGTGACATACAGATCTGGGATCTTGATCTTCAGTGCATTCTCACTTACATCCAGAATTTTCCTGCTCACCAATCTCTCCTTGATAGTGGGGAAAACGTTTCCAAAAAATTTGCCCACCTCATCCCAAATAAGTTCAGAAGTGGTCTTATCCAAGCACCGAAACTTTCCCATTACTATATCATCTTGAAGCGCAGCCAGCTTAGTCTGCAAGAAGAAAGTCATTGACAAGGGTTGAAGAATTGCTTTATCTACATCCCATTCAGACCTAGCGGTAACACCATTGATTATCACGCGGGATCTTATAGACTCCACGAAAGATAACACGTTTTGGTAAGTTAACGCTTTGGCTTGATATGTTCTGATATGATTAAGCACTGTGTAAACGAAGTCACGATTAACAATGACCTCACTCCTTGTCATCTTTTTGCTGGTAATAGAACCCTCAAACAGCGGTACTATCACCATGTCCTTCATCTTGGGGAACCAAAAGTTAACCGAAGCCGTGTCTCTAAAGATTGCTCTTTCAGTGTTGAACATGGCCAAAGTTTTCTTGTAAGCAAAGGCGTCTTCCATCGCCTCATAGAACTGATCACTATCACACCCTACTTGTCTAACACTCTTGTACAGAATATAGGTATCTACTTTAGTAAATTTACAAAACCAAGTATTAACCCTAGTGACTAAAAATTCCTTAAAGTAAACTATTCTACTAGAAGCAGGAAAGTAAGATTTAACTACATAATGCAAGATATTTTTGTATTTATGACTATAATTTAAAGTACTTTCATCAGCAAAGAAAAAAGAAACTTCATCACCTTCTCTTTTGAAAGTTGCGCCTATTTCATTAAGC